TCAATCTTGCGGCCAAACACATTTACCCTGTACGAAAGGCAAGCGATGATTTTGTGCAGTATGTCTATTCGGTCTGCATCCCCTAATTCTTGCAATTCAATAAAGTGGTGTGCTGACATCTTGTTGGCTGACCTGACAAGCCTAAAACGTCTACCTTTGTGTTTAAATTTGAATTTCAGTTTGGCCTTTGGCATTTCTGACAGTAAGTCAAAATCCATAGATTCATATTTTTCAATCGGCCATTTAGAAACCTCTTCAAATGGAATACCCTTGATAATAGACACTAAATGTGCAGCCCTTTCTACCGTTGAAAGGTCTTCGGGTAATTCTCCAATTTCTTGAAGCATCCCTATGGTTACGTCTTTCCAATTCATCCGTATAAAAATACCCCTTTCGGGTTGTGTTGTTTGCAATCCCAAGCCAGTGCCAAACTCATTACACAGTCATCGTGTAATCCTTGTGCCGCTTCATATTTGACTCCTGTCCTTGTGTAATTAAATTCAAAGTTACGCATTTCATCCGCAATAACGCCCTCAGGGAAACGAACTGTTCGTTGCTGCACAGCCACTACCAAGCCCTCTACTAATTGTTGCTTAGACTGACTGGTAAACTTGAATCCCTTTGCCCTTGGATGGTTTTTTTGCAGTTGCTCAACAATCGGGTCACCTACACCGGTGCTATCTATAAAGGTTGGTGTGTTTCCTATCGTGGTGGTAATCTTCTGTAACGTCTGACTCCAATCCATCTGAAACCTATCAAAGTAAACCACATGGCCAGCCTCATTCAAACCTGTTATAACTGTCCAGTCTGTGTATTTAGCAAGGTCAATACCATAGCATACCGGCACTCCTGAAAGGTTGTTGTCAAGGCATTTGTCGATATTTTGGCTTCCGAATGGGTTGCTGGTATCATCAGCAGGTTCAGCCAAGTACAACTCCTTAAACACATACTCAGGTAAATCCCTTTTCGCTTGCTGTATTTCCTCTTCTTTCAATATGCCTTCCTTGGCTGCATCATAGGCCGTGATTTTGAAATACTCCATGTTCGGGTCACCGGCTTTTGCCCTTTCACCCAACTTGTAAAACCAGTTCTTTTTACCCTTGACGTTTCCAATTAGTTTGCATTTGCCTTGCGTTGCTGTTAAGGTTGAACGAAGTGCGAACCATGCCTCTTCCCTTGCTCGTGATGCCTCATCAAATACGGCTGCATAAACATCATCCCCATAAAGGTTGTCAGGCTTCTCTGCTGATTTAAATTCAATCCTTGAGCCGATAGGGGTTGTTAATACTAATTTGGATTCGTTGGCTTGAAAAAAATCACGTTCACTCACTTGGGAACGCATACGCCTGAATGCTATTTCCGCTTGTTGGTAAACTGGTGCAACCCACCATACGGATTGATGCTCTTTTATATTTAAAGCCTGTTCGAATAACCATATAATATGACTGGCCGTCTTCCCTGTCTTTGTGGAAGCGGCTGTAATTGTATATCGGGCATCACTATCTAGTATTGCCTTTTGATACGTTGTCAAATATGGTCTGTCATAGGCTATATCCATCAATTACCTTTTTGATTACTTCTATTCGTTTTTTGTTGGCTTCTCGTATGTCGTGTTTTGCTTGGCAATACTGATAATTCAATAACCCTTGTTGTTTCCAGTTTTCTGATTCTAAGATGGCCTTTAATGGTGTTTGCCAGTCATTTTTTTCTACAAACGTGATACCCTTGTTGTCTATGTGGTTAGTGTAGGGTTCAACCTTGCTAACTAAAATAGGCAATTTATATACCGACGCCTCTATGATTTTCAATTCTGATTTATAACGGTTAAAGTGTGCAGCCGTTAAAGGTGCTAGTGCTATGTCAATTTCTGAATAATATGCACCGTATTTATCAGCCCTTGTGCCGGTTCTCGTTTGAAACCATTCAGGCCGTTTATATCTTGGTTCGCCAGTGATTGCCTTTTCCATTTCATACCATTCCTTGACGTTCTCATGAAAGCCACACATCAAGAACCTTGCACCGTATTCCTCGCATATTGGTTTGATTTGGTCTGATAACAATTTCAAATCTTCTGTATGTGATAAGCCGCCAACCCAACCAATAGTCAAAGGATGTATTACTTCCTCTTTCCACTGGCTTTGAGTTGTGTCAATGGTGTTTGGCACGATTGCTACATTGCTATTGAACTCTTCAACCTTTTCTTTGAGTTGTTCTGTTGTCACCATTACTGCATCAGCGTAGGACATGGCATCCTTTACACCGTTTTTCAAATAAGCCTTGTAAAACTTGTATGCAGGGTTGTGTTTCGGGATAACCCAATAATCGTCTAAGTCAAGTATAAATGGTATTTTCTTTTTGGCTAATATCGGAAGTATATTGTACTGCAACCTTCCTAACCACCGGTTAAAAATAACTACGTCGTATTTATCATATTCAAGGCTTGCCCACTCATCCTGAGATTGACTTACATCAACTGTTACACCGTGGTCAACTTGTAAACGGGCAAACGGGGTATAAAGCCTGTGAAAGGCAACCCCGTTCATCCCATCCATTAAAACGAGTACCCTCAAAATGGTGAATCGTTTCTTTGCTTAGGTGGTTTTGGCACTGCTACATAATGAGTAGCCTTTGACCGGTCATTCACCTGCTTTAGTTGCTGCACACGAATGCGAACATCCCCGTACTTGTTAATCTCAAGGCTTCCATCTGCGATAGCCTGTTTAAACTTCTCAACGTTTACTGTAACGTTTAACCCATAGTCATCTGACCATGCGTTGCCTAAAAATGTAATTTCATCCATATTATTTATCCTTTGGGTTGTCTAGGTTTAAAGTCACTGATATTGTTTTGGCTTCAATCGTTTGGTCTATGGTTTCTTTGGGCTTGCCATACACACGGTCAAATAATAGTTCTAACAGGTGTATGCTGCCCTTTTCGTAATCCCTTGTTGCTTTCTTTGCAATCATGGAAATCCAAAACGGTAAATTATCATCCTTTGCCAGTTCAATCAGTTCTGTTCTGCTCTTGCTTAAAATGTTCTTTATAATGTCCTCTGTTTGCCCTCTAGTGAGTTTAACGTTGAACTCATCTAGGAAAGCCTCCCTAAGGATAGTTTCGACCTTTTTAGGCCTACCCTTAGGGTTTCCTGACTGTCCTTTTTTAAACGGTATAAGATTCTGTTCGTTAGCCAATTTAGTTCACTGTTATTTCTTTGTAATCATCTGCAAAATGTTCTGCCAACTCCCTCCAGTTCACCTCTGCTAAAGTAGAACTAATTAAATCGACAATTAAATAACTATTCGGTATTGCTTCATCAACCGCATCAGTTAATTCATCCATCCATTCTTTAAGTGCTTGACCATAATCGTATAGCCCCCAATCACAATCATCTTGGTTGCCCATTTCCCAAATGTGCATGGCATGATACTGTAAAGATTCATCGTTGTTGATGTGCAGTGCTACTAACCAAGTAGGGTAATTTGTATAACCGTTATATCCTGTATTTTTCATATCCTTTTGCTTTTATTCAAAACTTCACGATATTCAGAACGAATGAAATCGGTGAGGCGTTGCATCGCTTTATTGAAATCGTAATCTTCAAAAGAATAAAAAACCCCGTACTTTGACCATTCCCCTTGACACGCAAAACTTGTCTTTTGATAATTCCATTGCAACATGAACCCAGTTGAGGTTTTTTCTAAAGTAGGAATACATAGTTTTTCTCCTTGATGGTTTAACTCGTAAATGATTGGTAAAGAAATAGTTTGTTTCATTTTCATAACACGAAGAAACAACCTTTTTTTGTTATTGCAAAACTTTTTTTACTTTTTTTCTAAAAATGCTTTCAAAGGGTAAAACACCAGTGTATTCCTATAACCATCTTCATGTGTTGGCACAATGGGCGTTACACCGTGTACGTTCCTCCATGCAGGGTAAACTAACATGGAATTGTCACTGCTATCCACTGTTGCCCCATAATCGGGTACGGTAGTGTTTCCACCTGTCGCATTTCTTTTCTTGGCTATTATGACGTTTACACACCCTTCTATGTTGGCTGCATCACGATGAAATGGTGCAGGGATATTATAGTTGGAAATTGAACTTGTCCATAGGTTTCCGAATCTCCATTGTTTTGGAACGTTGTTTTGAAAAATTTCATTCTGCCTTTCCCATATATTTGGTGTCAGTTGCTTAATTATACTTTCACTTTCGTTTGCCAACATCAACATCGCCTTTATAAACGTTTTGGCTGTTTTAACTTGATGTACCGAACTAATCGTTGGGTAAGGTCGTTTCATGTGTGGTTTAGGTGGAACACCTCCTAAAATGGTGCTGTATTGTAATACTTCTTTTTCTGCATTACCATCACCGAATCCACTTGACCTTTTCATTGTGCTTTTAGGTACGTTCTTAGAACGAAGTTCCTTATCCGCTAAATCAGCCAATTTGCCTGCACGTTCTGAATACTTCGATATATCTTTGATGTAAAATCCTATCGGTTCGCCTTCGAAGTAAAATATGCTATCTTCGGTTATGTTTGGCTCTAAATGACCGCACACATCGCCAATTTTGACGTTGTGTTGTTGCTGTATTAAATCAATTCTTTGCATAACAAAATACATTTGTACAAGCAGGAAACCACGATTTTTGCCACATGGCTTCTCTTCTATCATCGTAACAGGTTCTATGCTCTTCGAACCTTATATCATAATCTTTTTTTTGCCTGTCGATTATATGCCAAAACCTTTTCAAATCAGGGTCAATGTCAAAACTCCATTCATACACCATCTTGTTAAATTTTCTTTCTGTGTTTTCTAATATTGGCATTTCTGCACCCTCTATATCCATCTTGACACAAACATCATCATGAATCACTTCATCGAATTTAACACAGTCTACTTTTAGTCCTTTACCATTCCAGTTTTTATACATTGAGTTTCTCCATACATTTCCGTTGTTGCCGACGAACAAATTCACCTTCTTAACATCATTATGAACTAATCCTTTATCATGTACGTTCGCTTTGAATCCATTTGCCTTGAGGTTCTTTTCAATCATTTCACAATTAAACGGGTCAGGTTCATATACATCCACTTTTGCACCTTTTGAACAGGCTAGCAAAGTAAAAGCCCCAACGTTACCACCGCAATCTATCCAGTGTTCACCGGCTTCTATTTTCATCCCTTTTTTTTGGTAAACATCCCGACCTATAACCTCTTCAAAAGTTTTCATGTCACTGGTGTTTGCCCTCGCATAAAACTTGATGCCGTTTATTGATTCTGTTTTCATAATTTATCTTTTTCGGCTTTCAAGTATTCAATCAACATTGCACCTACATACGCTTCCCTTTCTCTCCAAAATTTAACCAGTTCATAAGCCTCATCGTAATGGTCAGGCTCAAACTCAATCTGTATTGCTTTGCGTACACCACCTGCCATTTCATCTAATTGACTTTCGATGTCATCTTCATCCAGTATTGAATAATCTGCATCGGTTGGCGGCTGCCATACATCTAAGCCCCATTCTTCCAGTTCGCTAGAATCCCAATCGTTTGCCAGCAAATCCCAATCCCATTCACCAAAACCTACGTTATCCTTGATGATGAATTGGCGTTGCTGCTCTTCTGTTAAATCAGAAGCCTTTATAACCGGTGCTTCTTTTAGTCCAATGTGTGTTAATGCTTTTAATCGCATATTACCACCTAACACCACCATATCATCATTGACAACAATCGGCCTGAGTTCTAACATCTTTGGGAATGCTTTGATTGATTCGCAAAGTTTCTGAAATTTCTCATCCTTGATAACACGAGGGTTACTAGGGTTGGACTTGATGTCCTTGATTTTAACTACTTGTATGTTCATTTTCGTTCATTGATTTTAACTTTATGCACCACCTTTAACATCGCTTTGTGTTGCTTTTTATCACCGTATTCAACATGACATGACCTGCACAACCCCATCAGGTTTTCAATCGTGTCTTTATCTCCCCCACCCATACCCCTTGCCTCTATGTGGTGAATGTCAACGGCTGTGTCTCCGCATAACTCACAGGCTATCCAATCCGTCGGGTGATAGTTCATCTCCTTTAGGTAAATCTTCGTGTGTTTTTTCAATGCGTTTTCTCCTTTTGCGTTTTGGTTTTTGTTCAATCATCGCCTCGGCTCTGATAATCATTGACAACATCCCTTCTACTACACAGTTGCCACAGGTGGGTAATGGTTTCCCCATTTCCTCTTGATACACCCTTCTGAACTCCACGTTTTGTTCAGGTGTCATTTTCAATACTTGAGTCTGCTTCCATTTTTGGAAAACAGGCAAGATTTGTTCGTTAATGAAATTTGCTTCTTCTTGTGTCATTTTTTTAACATTCTAATTACTTCTTTTAAGGCTGCACTGACTTCTTTCGGCCTTGGTTGGCTCAATGCGTACCCTTGTTTGTATCTAACTAATTTTTCCAGTGTTTCAATTATTTCTTCTTTAGACATATCTATTTAATATCGTTGCTCCAATCGCTGCTACAAATGAATATAAAACCCCCTCAACAGAATGGAAGTATAAAACACCCATCCAAAAAGCCATACACAATTCACAGTTAAAAGGTTTCTTTTTTAACTTCCATGTAAATTCCCTGACTATAATTAAACCTGCACAGGCTAAACCTGCTATTTCAAATAAAACGTTCATATTGCTCATACCATTTATTGGCTTTTTCTTTTATGTCATTTACTACTCTTAAAATTTCATGTCGGCTTATGCCGGTTGCCCTGCTGATGCTTCTACAACTCCTTGCCTTTATGTTTTCTCCACCTTCACTATACAATTTCCATATCTTCTTTTGATACCAGTCCAAATCCTTGGTCACTGCTGATATAGCAAAGTTCATGAACTCCGAACGTATATCTATTTCATTCGTGTCTTCGACTTCATCTATTTCATACAAGCCAATCGGTTGATGATAGTATTTTTCGAACCGTGTTCGCCTACCATAAAATTGATTCATCGTTATTTTTATAATGAAGCCTTCCCAGTAACCACTATTGTACTTTTCTATTATCCACGCCTCATCCTTTTCACACAAAATCAAAAACAATTCTTGATATAAATCAGATGCCAGTTCTTTGCCGATTTTGACACACAAATCCCGTACCCAATCCTGTGCAGTTAATTCGTTTATAACATCCTGTTTTTTGATATTTCAAAGTTTATTGACTTTTTTTAGATATCGTTCGGAGTTTTGCACTTAATATCCACACGTTTAGGATTGCATATACTATAAACCTCAAATCCTTTTTTCATATACTTGTTGGCATAGTACACCACCTGCTTTTCGTTTTCAAGAAAAATGTGGACATATTCTTTCTGTTTCCTCAATGTAAGTTCCAACATTGTTTTTCAATAATTCTAAGTATTCGGTTTCGGGTTGGTATTTTAAATCAAGGTAATCCTGCATACGCTTCGTGTGGTGCAACACGGTTGTATGGTCAACGTTCAGAAACGCCCCAATACAAGTGGTTGTTTTTTTCATGTGAACCCTTGCGAAGTAGCACAGTATTTGCCTTGCTGTTACAAATGATTTTTTCCTGCATTTGCTCATTATATCATGTTGTGTTATTCGGGTGACAATACTCACCTGCTTTAACAGTTCAACCAACTCTAAATCAAACTGAGCAAACTGGAATGGTTGATTCAATTTGTCGAACATGATTCTTTTATCTTCGTTGGCTTTTTCCAATCGCTTTTTATATATGTTCTCCATTCGGGTGTACTTGGCTTTCAGTTTTATGTATTCGTATTGGTAATCCATTATAATTGTTCTTTATATTTTGTGTATCTGCCTTCAAAACTAATCGGTATATCTGCACATTGTCCGTGCCGGTTTTTGGCAATAATCAATTCAGCATCCAATTCAACTTCATCCCGTACCGTTTCGTAATATTGAGGCCGGTAAGGGAATAAAACACAATCAGCATCCTGTTCGATTTGGCCACTTTCTTTAAGGTCTGATAAGGTTGGTTTAACATTTGACCTATCCTCCCTCCTGAGTTGTGCCAGTGCTACTATGGTTATGTTTTCTTCTTTTGCTAATTGCTTCAATCTTTTACTGGCTTCACTGACTTTATCGTACCTTGTTTTGCCATCGGTTTCTAGCAGCTGTAAATAATCTATGAAAACTATATTCAACCCGTGTTTGGCCTTGTGCAGTTTAATTTTAGTAATTAACCTATCTAACCTTCTATCGTGGCTATCCATTATTTTTATTTCCAATTCATTTTGATACATCTGAGTTGCTATGTCCTCAATGTCATCTAAGGTCATATTGGCGTTTCTGATTTTGTAATTTTCGATATTGGCAAAATAACTGATATATCTTTGAGCAAGTTCCCTCTGAGTCATTTCCAAAGTTATGAACAAAACCTTTGCCCATTTACAACAGTCTATTGCTAAACACAATCCAAGTGCCGATTTTCCTGCTCCCGGTCTTCCACCTATGACAATCATATTCCCTTTGTGGTAACCGCCTATGTATTTATCCAAATAACGCCATCCAGTGCTAATACCCTGCAACTTTTCGCCTCTTTCTATTGCATGGTTAATATCATCCAATACATGACCGGCAACAATGTTGATGTCCGTTATGTCTGACGTCGATTCAATTTTGCTTTCTTCTAGTATTTCAGTCAGTTTATTTTGTATTTCTGATAACGAACCCTTGGTGTCAATTTCAGGCAATCGTTGAATGATTCGATTGTGTTTGTATTTCAGTTCCAACAACATCAAATCCCTTTCAACACTTTTGTCCGTAGTCATTGCTGAATACACTTGCACCAAACTCTTCTTATGTTTTGGTAGCAACATGATTAATTCATTCAATGAAAATGTTTCACCACTTCGATATAAATCTTTCATGAGCCTAACGGTTTCTTGTGCGAAACCTTTTGCAAACCATTTCGGTTCAATTTGGTTGAGGTAAACCCTTGCATTGTCACTCCAACAGAATGAAGCAATTATGTTTGTTTGTATGTCAGTCATCTAAAGTTGCTTTTTTATTTCGTGGTACAATAGTTGTTTCGTTTCGTCTTATCCAATTTCTTGCGGCTGCTTTCCAATCCTTCATTTTTGTTTTGCCAACCATCCAACCTTTGGAAGTGTAAAAATCGTGAAACCTTTGTGCATCAAGTTCAGGAAATTCATTTTTTAATTCTTGCACAGATGGTACTATAAACTTTCCTTTATTTTCCTTTACTTTACTTTCCTTTATAGCATTGCCTTCGCTATGCGTTCGCATTGCGTTCGCATTATTCCACCTCTTTTTGGCTGATTCCCTTGCTTTTACGCTTTTGTTGTTTCTCAGGTCTAAACGTTTCTGAACAGAAGGGCTGTTGAAATAACCATCCTCAACCACAAACAAATCGAAGTCTTGTATGATACTACAAATACGATTGCTATCCGTTCGCAGTTCAAACGCTATGCGTTCGCATTCCATTTGCATTGCATTCGCATTCTGATACAATTCCTCGATTATAGCCCAGTATATGCCATAACCTTCGTAACCGTGTTGGTATATTAGTTTTTTGATTTTCTCATCTGACCTGCTGTTGTAGTCATGCGAGAAGTAAAATGTTTCTTTTGTCATATAAAAAAAGCCCCGAACCGGTTAGATGTGTGGAAGTCCACCTAACCAGCCGAGGCAAATATCTTTTTTTAAAACTGCTCCCACCCAGTCATACAAATATAAAATTAATAACCTAAATCATGCTTCACTTTTTCCTGTTTTTCTTGCTTTTCTGCATATTTCAAACCCCTGAACATCGGGCTTTCATTTTGCAACAAACGCCTGAACCTTGTTATGGTTTGTGCATCTGCTAATTCACCAAACGTGTATTCAACGAAAAATTCTTGCATATACAACGTGTGTGTGTTCTTGCCCATCTTTGCCAACTGGTCACGCCAATAGTAGCAACAAAGCAACCGGTCATCATCCCTTGTGTCGGGGAACTGTGTTAGGATTTTTGCAACCCTTGTTTTGATTTGGTTCATTTCTTAAATCTTTTTCTGTAAAGTGGTTCAACATAAGGCTTTTCAGATTCATTGGCTTGTCGCTCAAGTTCATCTTCAAGTTCTTTAAATTCTCTAATGTCATCGCACAGTTTCAGGTAAGCCAAATAACAGATGGCCATAAACAATGCAATAGGGATAACTAAAATTACTGGCACTTCCATAATTACAATATGTTTACTATCAATGCACAATCATCTATAACCAAACTTACCAAACCGTTACGTTCAGCCTGCACCAATGGCTCATGTAATTCCATTGCGTTTTGGTCTTGCAAATATGCACGAACATTGTGCCTTCCACGGTAGTTCATTTGGTCTACCCACATAGCCCATACATTATGTGCTACATCTTCCATGTAATCCTCTAATAATCTTACTAAATTTTCCATTTGTGTGTTGTTGTTTTGTAATTCCATGACACGAAGAAACAACATAATTTCAATAAAACAAAACTTTTTTTACTTTTTTTTAAAATTATTTTATGATTTGGTTCAAAAGCACGGAAGCAACTTGTAGTTTAGTGTCTATTTTATCCTGTACATCTTGACTTTCTATTCGTGCAACGTGCAACCTTTTCTTGTTCGGCATACGAGGGTCAAAAGAGGCGAAATAACCTTCGTTCGTATTAGTGGATATCATGCCTAACTGCATTTGCCAGTAATACTCAGGATGAATCGCTTTTAAGGTTTCAGCATCTTCTATCATGAAATTCTTTAAATGTATGCCACTGTTGAACGGGCATTTTATTTCCAGTATAGAATCTTCGCTTAACCCATCAGGGGAATAACCACTGTATTTACCATAAGGGATAAAAACGTATGTTTCACCTCCGTAATATGTATATGGTGCAAAAAACTCCTTTTGAAAGGCATCAAAGGCTAAACTTTCATTTTCTATGCCCCAATCTAGGGCTTCACCAAATATCGGCTTAGAATGCCCTGTAAGTATCTCAGCAGCCTTTTCATAAACAAAGGTTTCGGCTGTCTTACTAAGCAACCCCCCGTTACGAGGGTTGCCCATAAGTTTATGAATGACAGAAGCAGTGAATCTATTCGCCCTTGCTTCTAACCATTCCTCTTGTGTTTTAGTCATCAAAATTTCCATCAGTTCTTTATTTTAATCATTCCCCAAAACAAACTAATTTCAGTACGTTTGCTAACCGGCTTTTCTTGTTGCTGTTGCACTGGTTTTTTGTCCTGCTTTTTTGATGTGAATTGTATTTGTGATTGCCTTGCATTGTGGGCGTAATTTTTATTAACCCCTTTGTTGTTGTCAATCACTTGCTGTGCAGTCCTACTGTTTGGCTTTCTTGACATCTTGCTGTAACCCTTGATGTCAACCAAAGACATTTTTTTCAACACCATAGCCGTATTGGTGCTAATTCTGTGTTTCCTACATAACGTAGTAGTACACCTTTCGCCTTCATACACATCGTGTAAGAAATTTTTGTACCTGTCGATTTGTGTTATTTTTAATGGCCTCATAGTAATTTGAATTTGTTTTCTGTCAGTCATTTAGTTGCCTTCAACACATCTTGGTGTTTCTTGCTTATTACGAATTTTGATGTTACATCAGATAATGCACCACCACCGGCAATGTGTTCGATTGCTTTTTGCCACATCGGATGTTGAGGTGTCAATGTTTCTTTCACTGCTTTTACTTCATGCCCACTTGCTGAGTTAGCATCATCGTCTGCTTGATTCAAGTTGAATATAGAAGCCAGTGCATATCTTCTCGCATACGTCAAAGCACTTCCATACTGCTGAGGGTTGTTAGCATCTCTCATCCTCAAGAGTTGCTCACTTTGCATCCATTCACCTGATTCAACGTGATACACCTTAGTTACCAATACGTCATCGTGTGGGTGCTGAGTAATCAGTAGCCCTAATTCTTGGCAAACTGGATTGATAGTAGTAAGTATGCTGGACAAATCCGCATAACTAGAGTGGAAATGGTCATTCTTTGCTGTCTTCTTAACAGCGTTTACTTTTCCTTGAAAGTCAAATAAAGCCTTTACAAGGTTGTTAGTTTCGTTACTTGTTTTCATTTTCTATTAATTTAATTCTTATTGGTTTTAGATTGTGGTAGTACATCAAGTCATTGATAACATCATGTTTCTCAGTGTCTTTGTAAAAGGTGAAGTCAGTGGTGAATGATGCACCTTCTTCATCAACCTGTCTGAACACATATTCAGAATAATAGTGTTGATAATACTGCATAATCATCGATTCTACTTCTTCCCTATCAAAAAACAAGGTGACGAAATACTGTTCGATTTCAATCTCCTCATCGTGAATCATGATACTAAGCATTTTCTACGTCCTCCAAAGCCGCTTTCAATACCAATAAAGCCTTGTCACTGATGACATGACCGTTTAAATACTTTTTAACAGTTGGTTGACTGATTCCAGTCTTTTCGCTAACACGTTTGATGATGCCGTGTCGCTTTTGAATTTTAATAATGTTTATTATTTCTTGTATTTCCATGCCACGAAGAAACAACTATTTTTTTGCAAAAACAAAAAATAATTTTCAGCAAGGAAAAAAAATTATGGTTCGCCTAAGGTATCAGCGATGTATTTTCCAACCCTTTCAGCAAGGGTTTGTGTAGTAACTTGTTTTAATGCCGGTGCAATAAACGGCTTAGGTTGTGTGCCTTCTCTGTGTATCTTGCGAGTAATAACGTATGCCAAACTTTTTGTAGCGGCAATCCTGTCAGGCGAACGGGCTATTTCTCTTTGTAAATCAGGTTTATATTTTATCCACTCGAATATATTTCTATAAACCTTGCCATTCCCTCCCCCTTTGGTTGGTGGCCTTCCATCTTCAATGTATTTCCAATAATCCATCATGGAAATAGTCATTTTATAACCGGTATTGGTTTGTTTGAAGGAGGGTTCTATTTTTTCATACAGTTGACCAGTGGCTTTTGATTTCTTTTTCAGTAAATTGTTCTGCAACGCTTTGATAAATTCATTGCCCCAGTTTTGTATAATGCGTAAAATACCCCCATCGCTTTGAGGGTTAAACTCACTAAACTCTTTACCGATATCTTCTAAAGTCCTAGCCAAACTGCTTCAAAGCATATTGATAAAAATCTTCTAAACGATTAACCCATCCTTTACCGAAGTGCTTGAAGGATTTTAAATGACGTAAAAATTCAATGCGATGCCAGTACAATGATTCGAACACCCATTTCTCACCATGAGCCTGTATAAGGCCATTTAAGGCATTTAAAGTGTTTTTACCTGTTATGCCATCAACGGCAACTTTTAATCCCTTAGAACGCAAAAAATACTGTAATTGACGATTAGCACCACTAACACCTGAACCCCATGCAAAATCAGCCATGAACTCAGCCACCAAATCTGATTCAATTAGTTCAGCCTTAACCCCATCCCAATAACTTTTATAAACCTGTTTCCAATCCTCTTTTGACATTTCATAGAATCTTCGAACACTTTCTTTGTCTGTGCCAAAGATTTGTTTCCATGCAGTCCAAGTTATGCCTTTGTTCGTGTGATAACCAGTACCATCGGGTACGGCATCAAAAGCGGCTGAATCTTTTTCGTGTTTCGATAGGCCACCCTCCCACTTTAGGATGTAGTCTAAATTTGCGTTATTTATGTTTCCCATTTTCTGATATAAGTTTATTGGTGTA